TCATGAGTTACCTGCTGAATTGCGGGCAATAAAAAGGCCGCTCAGTGGCGGCCCGTTATTTTCTTGGCGCTGGCACCTGAACTTCCGGCCAGCATTTGCAGTTCGGAAGGCACCCGGCGTGCCCGGTCATTCCGTCCAGCGTGGGTGGATTATCCCAGCGCACGAACTTATTCCGCATTTTGTAGTGGGAATCGCGGGTGCCAGCGCCTTCGATGCGCCACCAGTAGCCCTCCGAGCCAATCGACTCAGCACGCGCCTGTGTGAGCGCTGTGGTGGCCCGGCCAATCTCGGTGCGGGCGATCATCTTTGCGCGACTCACCGCAACGTCGCCGGACTCCATAATCATCCGGTAGAGCGCGTCGGGGCGTTCGCCATTGATGACGGCCTCCATTGCGCGCGCCTGGATGTCACGGACGCGATCGGCAGCCTCCAGCGGCAGCGACTTAATCAGCTGCACCTGCCGCGCAACGATGTCCTGAGCCACAGAGCCAACCGGCGTATTGCCGACGACATCACGCAGACCCTCGGAGATTTCCTGCGAAACAGATCGCCACTGGTTCCACTCCTCCTGCTCAACCTGCAGGAACATTCGCTTAGCGACCCGGTCGGCCCAGTCGTCAATCAGCAGGGAGTAATCCAGCAGCCGGGCGTTAACCTGTTCGGCGCTCGCCTGTGAACCATCGTAGGAGTCGGTTACGATTGCCCCCACCTGCTGCGCTATCTCCTGTAGGCTTTTCTGATACTGCCGCTCCGATTTGCGGCGGAGGTTCGGTTTCAGATTCAGCCTCCTCCCATTCTGCTTTGGCATCTTTAATATCCTTGTCGGTGATAGAGCCGCCGATGCCGATGATGTCGGACAGGTTGCGGAGATCGTTCAGGGCGGCATGCTGCGGCATGCCGATGTCGCGCACGGCTGTCGCCAGGGCGGTGGCTACATTGCTGGCCATCGTCGCCCGGTCGGTGTCCGACATCTCCCAGAGCTTGTTGAACTCGAAGGTGAAGTCTTCCGGCAGTGGCTGGCCAAACAGCGATCGCCAGGAGATATCGAGCAGCCAGCGGATGTGGCGGCGCAGGCGGCGTTCCTGCAGCGAGTTCACCCGACTGTAGTAGTTTTCCAGATCCCCGTCGCCAGTGCTGAACCCGGCCGGTGATTGCCCGAACAGGCGAACCAGCGGGATACCCGTTGCGCCAGACACCTGCTCAGCAAAGCGCAGGATGACGTCGGCGATCCCGGCGAACGAGTAGCTGTGGGTTTGAAACTCGTCCGACTTATCCATGATGGTCATGCCTTCGATGGTCTGGAACTCACGGATCATGTCCATGTGTTTCATCAGGCCCTCTTCCAGCGTGCCGCCGGTGGCGAGAATCTTGCGCAGCCCATCGATGCTGTACGTTCGCAGATGCGCCTTGTGAATCAGCTGCGTTGTGCCGACGGTCGCCGTATCGAAAGCCTGAATGCGCTCGAAGATACGTTCAACAACCGACATCCCCCAACCGTTCTCGGTCTGCGCCTGCTGGAATGGCAGCGAGTCGCCCTCCATGCGGATAATGCGGCTGTGGTGAATCTTCCACGGGGGGATCCCCTGCTGGTTGGTTACCACCTTGTAATACTTCGGCTTGCCGAACTCCGGGCCGTAATCGGTTACCAGATCGTAATAGCTCGGGTTGACCTGCCAGCGGTCGAGGCACATGACGCCTTTGAATTGCCCCTCTTTGATGCGGTCGAGCTTCAGCGGGGTGGACATGTCCTGGCCTTCCAGCATCACCACCAGCAGCGCGCCACCGTAGAGTCGGGACCACTTCAGGGTATCGTTCAGGCCGTCCCAGATCGCAATGTCGTCCCAGAACGTCTTGAACTCACCCTTCTGCCCAGGCTCTAGCTTGGAGCTGATGTTAATGCCCTTGCGGGTCATATCATCGGCCATTGCGTCTACGCCAGCGCCGACCAGAAATGATGACCGGTATGCGAATTCCAGTTGGACGCGGTTACGGGAGATATAGCCTGGCTGGTAACTCCCGCCGCTTTGAATATTGGCGGTATAGCCGCCGAGTTTGGCAGCGAAGTTATTGTACCCGTCACCAGTCTGGACGGGCTTTTGTGCGCCGCTCTGGCGTTTTTTGCGGGACATTATCAACCTCTTTGTCTACTCGCGGCCCAGCGCCCCCCAGATATCCAGTGCGGATTCGGTTGGAGCGAACGCCATGATGAATGCATCAGCAACGTTCGGAGACGGAACGTCACGCTTTGCCAGATCCTTTTTGCTCTCCGTCATCACCCGGCCATTGCGGTCGAAGTCGCGGTGCGGCGTGGTCAGCTCCAGCTTAAGTTTCTCCAGCAACGGGCAAGACGAGTCGATGCTTATCAACTCATCTACCGGGTACTCTTCTCCGTTGTTGATGGCGTTGTAGGTATTTCGGAAGCGGTCGGCCACCAGCCACCACGCCTGTGCTTTCAGATTGGCGAAAAAGTCTTTATTCGGAATGCCGTTGTACTCTTCCTCAGGCTCGTGGACGCCTGCTCCGGCATTGAACCGCTGGTAATTGATCCGGCGAAAAGAGGCGTTCTCACGTAGCCGGTCTTCGTTTATTTCAGCGAATTTGGCACCAGCTGATGCCCCGACACCAATCGAGTCGTAAACGATATCGGCTTCGCGCTCAAAGGCGGCCTGATACGTTCGCTGACAGCTTTTCAGGAGTTCATCTTCTTTAGCCTTCCACTCGTCCGCCCAGTAGATGACAGAGCCGTGCCGGTACACGTTGGCGCACTTATCCGTTCCGCCGTCTGCAACATCGAAGCCAATGCGCTTTCGTCCGCCCGGATCGAAGCCCAGCTTCTTGTGAGCGTCAACGGCTGCTTCTATCCAGGACAGTTTGATAATGGCCGCATCATCATCCGACTCGGGCACGCCCTCATAGACATGCTTGAATCCGTCAGGGTCACGGCGCCGGGCGGCGTCGATCACCTTCATCATGGTGTCTGACAGGAACGGGTTCTCGTCATAATTGATTTTTCGGATCAGAGTGTCTTCCGGTGGGTCGACAACAAAGTTGCGCCAGATGAAATCTGTCACCAGGTTGGGGTTGAAGATAAACCAGCACTCGGAACCTTCCTTACGGATTGTTGGCTCCAGTATCTTCCACTGGTATTCCGTCAGCGCATGGGCTTCTTCCAGCCAGAGAACGCTGACACCCTCCAGCGACTTTATCTCTTCGATATTTCGCCACAGGCCATAAAACACGAACTCAGAGCCGGTAACCCGGTTGATGATCTTGTTGTTGAGGATGCGGAAGCGGTGCCGCAGACCGAAGCGCTCAATCTGAATCTTCAACAGGGTGTAAACCGATTCTTCGATTTTGTTCTGGATCTGACGCGCGCAGCAGAAACGCAGGGTGTACTTATTAGCCAGGAATATAGCGATCCCGGCCGCATCCCAGGACTTCGAAGAAGAGCGCCCACCAAAGAGAACTTTGTTACGCGCCCGTGTCGTCCAGAAGCTCTTCAGGACCGGATTCAGGGTCGGTTTGGATGTCAGTGTAGAAGTCATTGAGATCACGCTCTCCATTGCCATCGTCAATGCCAGCATCGCGGCGCAGGCGATCAGCCTCCAGCGATACTTTGTCAGTCGCGGCAACGCGATAATCGGTGTCGGCAAATATTTTGTTAATGGTGGCGAGCGTTCCGGTAATGGACTCAATGCGCACGGTGTTTCGCATCATGGCGCTCTCTGCCGCCCGTATGTTATCCATCAGCGCCTTTCGCTCATCCTCCTCTTCAACATCAACGTCTTCGAGTAGAGTTATCCAGCGCCCTATGTTCTCGGCAGCCACGAGGTTATTAGCGCGGAGGCGAAAGAGCTCATCCTCCAGCGTCAGCGCTTTGGCATCCTCGATCACTTCATCTTTCAACAGGAGGCGGCGGGCATACCCACCATGCTTAAGTGCGCTCTGGTTGCCTGGCAGGAAAGGATTTACTGGCGGTGCGGTACGCGATCCTCGAATCGGTTTCGTATCTCCCGACTCTTCAGCTTTTGCCTGCGTACGCTTTTGCGAAGCGTCAGGCGTGGTGGGCTTTGGCGCGGTGCGCGTACCCTTCTCCTGCGTACCACTTTTGCGTACCTGCGTACCGCCCTTGCGTACCCACCCCAGTTTCTTGGCTTTCTTTCTGATAGCCCCTTCAGTTACGCCGTGATGGGCGCCTATTTCGCGGAGGCTCATAACCCCGGCCAGGTATGCCGCTTCGATGGCCCCCCAGTCCGGTTTTGCCATGAATCTGTTCCTTTGGTTAAAGCCATTAAAAAAGCCACCAGCAGGCAGCCTTTGCAATGACAATAAAAAACCGCCCGTAGGCGGTTTATGGAAAACTTGGGCTTTAAATCAAGTTGCCGATGAATTTTGCCTGTACGGCTAAGTTCGCACCTGGCACACCTGCAATGCTGCCCTCAAGGAAATAACCATCGCCGATATCTCTCACTGACAGGTCCATTACATAGTCGTTCAGACCTGCGATGACGTTTTGTGCAGAGGGGTTATGGCGTGACACGTGAAGGTTTAATCTCCCATCCTGAATGCGTCCCTGATAGGTAAACCCAAAATCGCCACCGTTAACTGCGTTGTCCTTTACAACGACCGTTCCGTTTCCAACATCATTCTGACCGCTTCTGAACACGACAAAATAAATACCGTCTTTCATGTGTGTAGTCCTTTCAAAATGAAAGCACCCAAATCAGGTGTTCAGTATTTATTGGGCCGCTACGTTTCAATTCAACCAGTTGAACTATGGAAAAATCATTCTTTTTGCACGGTGTGATCGCGCTCAAATTCTATCTTTCTGATACTGGCCTTATCTGCGTTACACGTACCCAGCGCCGCCAGCAGGTTCACATTCAGATCCAGACTATCCCCGTAAGACAGTGGGTCGGGAATGGCAGGCTGTGGCGTCTCAGCGGTCAGGCTTGCTGGCAGCGGTACCGCCGGAACCTGAACGTAAACTGTCCGCGTATTGCCGCAGCCGGTCAGCAGCTGCAGCAGGCACAGGCCGACGAGCGCAATCATCATCCGCAACAGCCACTTTGATATCGTTCTGGGCTCTCTGTGACTCCAGTGCGATCTGGTTCTTTGCATCCTGGTTGGCCTCTGAAATGGCGTTGATAATATTCACAGCCTGTATAACGTTAGCGGTGATGGCGTTGGCGGCTTCGGCCCGCTGCTCAGCTGAATCAGCCCGTGCATTTTCCTTGCTGGCTTTATCGCTGTAATACCAGGCTGACCAGCACGCTCCGCCGAACAGGCACAGGATGAACACGACGATCGCAATAAGATAATGGGGTTTCATCAGAACACTCCCGGCGCTGATGTTGGAATTCCGGGGTTAAGCGGCCCGGCACCACCGTTGAATAGTTGCGGATTTTGCTGCCATTCACAGACCGCACGCTCAACCTCACGCCGGGTGACCAGGCCTTTCCACTGCTGGCCACCAGCATAGGTCCAGCGCTGCAGCTCTTTGCAGGCACCAGCAACGTCACCGGCATTCAGCTTTCGCAGCAGAGTGGATTTGCTGAATGCGCCAGCGCCAACGTTGTAGGTGAATGAGTAGAGCGCGGCGCGGGTGGTTTCGGGGATGCGAACCTTAATCAGCGGGTCGATGGCCGTCGCCACCTTTCGCAGGTCGGACTGCAGCAGGGCATCACACTCCCGGTCGGTGTAGCGGTGACCGCGCCGAACGTCGGTACCGGTGTGCCCGTCGCATACAGTCCAGACGCCAACGACATCCTGATACGCGTAATACCGTCGCCCTTCCAGCCCGTCAGCATTGCCCAGCATCACTGCGGCAATCGTGATGGCTCCCGAGCCGCCAGCAATCGCGGCCACCAGCTTATTCCTGAGGATCTGGTTCATCTCGGCTCCTGCTGCGACGGTTATCTTCGCGGATTCTGAAATATAAATTCGTCAGGTACGTTAGAACGGCAACAATCACCCCCACCAGCACGCCGATGGCGTTCCACTGCTCAGGGCTGTATGCGTTTAGTATGCCGTTCAGCACGCTCCCCGCAGAGGCGCCATAAGCCGCGCCAGTGGTTAATTTTTCCATGCGTAACATGCTCTCACCTCCGATAGGTTTCGGGGTGCTGTATGTAGTAAGAGGGTCAGGCTCTCCGGATACTTAACGACAAAGCAGATAATGGGAGTTTCCGGGAGCCTGAAATAGAAAAGGCTGCCAATCGGCAGCCCTTAAAAACGACGAAGCCCAAGGCATTAACCTCGGGCTTTTTCATGTGATTCTGTCGACAACCAAAGCTGTGGCGACGATATCAGATTTAGCCGAAATATACGTCAATTAGTTCATTTCTGCAATACTTGGTTGGTAATTTGTAGCTTTTTGTTGTGAACGTGATCGCGAAACCTGCTTCAGCGAGCTGGTATCCAAGCGATCAAACAGCCCCGTCATTGCCTCCCAATGCTCGACGTAGTTCTGAGACCAATTGGTTTTGTTCACGCCCACCAGCGCAGCCAGATCTCCATACTGATAAGGGTCACGCCCGGCCAATACCTCCTTCACATCCTGCGCCGCCAGCCATATCAGTTTCTTCAAGCGCTCCACCGTCTTGCCGGCCACCTTCTTTGCGCCGAGCTGCTCCCGGAACTCTGCCCACGCCCACTGGGTGATCGCCACCTGGTAATCGAAGCGGATATTCTCGCTGTAGTTCCACAGCAGCCAAGCTTTCTGATGGTCTTCCAGCGACAGGACAGCCCGGCGCCATGATGCGGTCACGAATTCCACCGGCCCCACCAGTGCGATGGATGAGCCCTTTGCGCGGGACTGACTGCCACTCATCGCCGGGCCGTCAGGGTTAACTTTCCGGCCGGTGACCGGGTCTGTGATTTTCTTACGTCCCCGGCTGCGCGCCGTCGCGGTGAATTGTGCGTTCTCAGCGAAAGCTACCAGTTGCCCTTTCGTCGCCCCGCTCAAATCTGCGGTCGCCACAATGAGCTGCTGACGTACGTATTCCAGTTGCTGACTGTTCATTGTGCGGCTCCTGCAGGATGATAGATACGAACGAAGTTACGGAGAATGCGGTAATCCACCAGCACGGAGCCCGGGCGGCGGTAAATCCGGAGGCGCTGCCAGCGCGCTCGGAGTATCTCGATCGTTTCTGGCTTCATGCTGCCTCCTGCTGTTTGAGTGCGCGAAGGTCTGCCCGGGCCTTGGCGCGAATGCCATCGAGCTCTTCTCGGGTGTATCGGTGGGTTTCATTGTTGGATTCCAGCGCCAGCACGCGCTCTTCGCCGATCAGTTCGACCAGCGCTGCGCGGTATGCCTCAATGTTCCCGGATTTGTGAACGTTGCAGGCGGAGCACTGGAGCCAGATATTGTCCGGGTTAAAGCGGAGTTGTGGTGCAGCTGCCGTGGTGCGGTAATGCCCGGCATGCCAGGCAAACGCGGTCTTGGTTCCGCAGGAGATGCAGCCGTGCCCGGCAGCCAGCAGCATTTCGCGCCGCCAGTCGTTGAAGGCGCGTTGAGTCATCTGCACCCAGTGGCGGATTGGCTTCAGCTCGTTACGACGTGCAGCGCGGCGTTGGCGCCCTTCCTTCTCTGCCTCTTTCTGCTCCTTAATTCGCTTAGCCGCGGCTTTCACCTTCTCCTTTTCGCGTTCTTCCATCGCGAGGATTGCGCCGTGCTCCGGGCAGCACCAGCGGATCCGGATGTCGTGGAATTTCGGCACGAAGTATTCACCGCATACTTTGCACTTACGGCGGGATGGTTTACGCATGCTTCCTCCGTGCCGCGAGACGCAGCCATTTCTGATCCACCAGGCGGGCGGTGTAGCCTTTCAAGGTCGGGATGTCGGACGGCTTAACCGCGGGCTTACGCTTGCGGCGCGCCGGAACGCGGAAGATTTCGTTTGTGATGACGCGTGCGAGAGGGCTAGCCATTACGCAACCCTCCCGAAGTAATCACCTGAGTAGCGAACCTCGCGGAGCTGCACGCCGTTCTGCACGGCAAACGCCTGGCTGTATTCGATGAGGCTGGTCATACGGCGGATGCCCATCTTTGCGGTGCTTTCACGGATGGCGCAGAACTCACCTTCCAGACCCGGCACCACTTCACCAGGCTTACCGGTGGCAATGGCATGGCCTGAGACATACAGGACTTTCCATGAAGCGAGGTCGCGCGACTTGCCAGCCCATTGCAATTGCTTCGCTGTATCGCCACAGAGAGCGTGGAAGAGGTCGTTTTGGGCGAGAGTGCGGTCGGCTTCGGAAAACTTCACTACGAGCGGCATAGCGTCGTTAACGGGCAGCTTCCTGATGTAGTCGATGAGGTTATTGCGAACGCGTTCGTCGCGGAGGTAGAAAACTGGCTGCTTCATACGCCACCTCCGAGAGGTAACGCAGAATGCAGAAAATCGCCGGTGCATTTCTGCATCGGTGACAGGTGAAGATGTTCAGATTGTGGTCGCATTTAAGTCCCCTTAAATGCGCAGAAGTCACCGGAGTTGTTCAGGCTCCGATGACATGATTATGGATGGATGATTATTGGAAATCAAACCTTGCTTGACGTTTAACTCACCATGGCAACAAGCACATGCCAACCAGCATTGACAGAGCGAACATAACCAGAATCACCAACATCACTGCGTCGAATGGGTTAGGCATCGATATTCACCTTAATAGCGAAGACCTTGACCGGGTCGGGACCGAAGTGCGGATGTGT